CCTGCCACAGCCCAACATCGTGCCGGTGCAGGCGCCGCCGTCGGCCTTCCGCCCGGTGCCGCAGGCGCCGCAGGCGTTCCGGCCGCAGCCCATCGCACGGAGGGGCGTGATGGCGGGTGCGGTCGGTGTCGCGGCGGTGGTCGGGCTCGGCCTGGCGGGGTTCGTGTCGATGGCCACCGTCTCCGACGAGGTGACGGGCGAGTTCCCGGACCCCGTGTTCGTGCCGGTGGAGTCCCTTCAGCAGCAGTTCCTGAACGCAGGCCAGGCGTTACGTGATCTGGGCTACGACGCGGTCAGCGAGCTAAGCGTCACCCATGGACAGGTCACAGGGATGGCGTGGAGGGTCAAGTCACCCGGGCAGGGGGGCGCGTTCGACTGGTATGGGGACGGCACGATGCAGTACTCGGAGGTCGAAGGCGCATCACCTCCCAGCAGTCTCCTCCTGGAGGAGGCCGAGCTGCTCGTGCTTCAGGCGGAGGACGCGGGGTTGGCGAACCTGCCCGGCGCCCTGGCGCAGGTCGAGTTGGTGTGGCAGGACGGCCGACCGACAGCCAGGGCCACGGCATTCGAGCCCGACGGCTGGATACAGGTGGACCAGTCCGGCGAGATCATCGCCCGGGAGGAGCCGTGAGGATCGTGGCGATCAGAGTCAACGGGACAGCACCGACGGCGGCGCTGTAGGTGGAACCGTACGGGTTGTCCAAGAAGGACAGCAGGTCGTAGCCGGACACCTTGTAGGTTTCGGGTGTTTCACCCGCCACCCGCTGGGGTGTCGTCATCGAGTACACACCCAGGTTCCACGTCTGGCTGTTCCCGTCGACATCGGTCAGGATCATCTTCGGGCGCACCCGTTGCGAACCCCACAACAGACGCCGGGCGATCACCAGATCACAGGTGCCGTGGATGCGGTTCCCCATCACCCTCGCAACACTGGACCCGGCAGGCTGCAAGTCGTCAGAAATGTCCATGACGAACACCCCGTCCTCATCGAGGAGGTCGAGCCCGACATCGACCTGCACCCATTCGGATTCAATGACACTGACCGCCGTTGGCGGCGTAGGGGCGGGGGTTGGGGTTGCGTCCACCACTGTCGGCGACTCGGACGTGTGAGCGTTGGCCGTGTCGGTGGGGGTGACCGCCGTCGTGGTCGTGATCGTCGTCGCATCCGTAGTGTTCGCGTTCGCGGTATCGGCTGGAGTGACCTGGGTTGTCGCCGTTACGACCGCAGCATCAGCCGTGTTAGCGTTGGCCGTGTCGGTGGGGGTGACCGCCGTCGATGCGGCCTGAATCTCGAAACAGACGATGTACGCTTCGCCGCTCGTGGTCGACGAGATGTGGCCGGGGGTGAGGTCGCCGTTCGGGTCGGCGTTCAACCAGCCAGCGACGTGACGTGACGACGGGGATGATCCCGACCCGGCCGAAGTGAACGAAGTCCAGTCGGCCTCGCCGCCCGTGTCGGCGTCGAGCTCCAACCTGAGATCGGTGTTGTTGACGTTCATGGTGACGAACGCCAGGAAACGGTTATCCGTCGACCCTGGTGTCGCCATCGTGATCGGCTCATCCAACGTCGCCGAGGTGAAAGTGTTGGCCGTCGCTACGTCAACCGACTGGACGATGGTCGTCGAGCCGCCCGTGATCTCCAAGATCGTGATGCACGCATCAGACGGCTGGGTGGCGTAACTGTAGGTGAGGGTTGCCGTGCCACTACCGCTCGGGGTGCCGGTGAAGCAGGTCACCCGACGGTTGGTTCCGGCCCCGGTCACATAGTGCCGGTCCTTCACCTGCGTCCAGGTGGTGCTCCACCCCGACAGAGTGGGCACGTCGGGCGACACACCAGACAAGATGATCTGGGTCACCGCCACCAAATACACGTTGCCCGCCGTGTAGGCGACCGAGTTGGATACCTCCGACGTGGCACCCGGTGAGGTGTCAAGCCTGATATCAAGCTGGGAGACCGCTATGGCCATCTCAGCGGCCCCCTCTCAGTGGGTCACTCCACGTTCAGGGCACGCCAGGCGGCGCACACGGCGGGGTCGTCCATCCACCACGGGCCCTCGGCACCAACGGCCGAATGGAACCACAGCAGCGTCTCTGCCCCCTCTGCCGTAGCCCACGCGTGGCCGTCGCGCACCCAAGCAGCCCCGGCTTCCCCGGTGCGATGGGTGGCGGTCTCGGCAATGCCCCAACGGGTGCCACCGTTGGCCCGCCACAGGTCGAGGGTCGGCTTGGTGGCCTGGGCGAGCGTAAGCCTGTTGTTCGGGTCGTAGGGGTCGAGGAGCAGCACAACACCGGTCTTGTCGGCGGGAAACCAGTCGGCCGATGTGGTGGCCGCATTGGCGTCCCGCTCCAGCCAGCCCATCAGCACGAAGGCGGGGATCAGGTCGGGCCTGCCGAGCCGCTTCACTTGGGCGATGTGTGCATCGGTCTGCGCCCGGAACCATGCGGCGGTGTGAGTGCCGCCATCGTTCTCCGGTTCGTGCCATTTGACGAGCCAGGTCCTGAACCCGTCCTGCGGGATCGAGCGCAGCACGTCATCGGAGGCGTCGCCCTTGTAGGACAGGATGCGATGATTGCGGTCCTTGTCCTGGGCCAAGGCGGTGGCGAGGTTGGCTACGGTCGGCGCGCCCGACAGGAACACCCTCCGGCATTGCAGCGGGCCGGTCTTGGCCTCGAACGCTGCCCGCTCTGCCGCCTGGGTGCTGTCGCGCTTGTCGATGGTCGCACCCATCAGCATCTTCGACTTCAGCGGAGTCTGCGCCGCCTTCAATGCGGCAATCTCGGCCTCTAAAGCGCCGACGTGGCCGGTCAGCAGATACACCTTCACCTCAAGGTCAGAGATAGTCGCCTGCTGTACTTTCACCGCGTCTGTCAGTGTGGAGACATCCCCGTACGCCGCTCTGTACTCGGCATCGATGTTTTCGAGGATGGTTCTCAAGGCGTCTGGCGTCATGGGGTCACGTCCAAGAACTCGATGTCATAGGCGGCGACCGTGAACGGCTGCCCCGAGTTCGTCGAAACCGTCGCACACGTCGTCACATGCAAAAGTGTCGTCCCATCGTCGAGGGCGACATGGGTTGCCGACCCCGACGCCGTCGCGTTGTTCCCCGACTGGGCGCCGACCGTCAGCTTGCGCCCCGACACGTCACCGTTGGCGATCACATAGTCGCCGTTGCCGTCACCGGCCGTCAGCGTGTAGGAGCCGAGCGACACAGCGGCGATTCCCGCAAAGTTCGCAGGCTGCCCCGAACACAACGACTGTCGGGTGCACGTCGCCACCTTCGCCAGTGCCGCATTGAGCACCGCATCATCTGTGTACTTGGCCATCACACATCCCTTTCATGGTCACACGACCTCACTGACGGTCACCTCTGACAGGGTGAACTGGACATCGAAGGGGAACTCCGGCCACGTCTGCTCAGGCCCCTCGACGAGATCGAACACACCCCACACCCGCTGCCCACGGGCACCACGCACCAGCACCAGCGCCCCACACATCCCCTCCAGCCACGACAGGTCGTCACGAGCGGTAATGGCGACGGTGGCCATCACCTTGCGCGACACGCCCGGCGTCGACACCGACACCAACCGGCCACCGGCCCGGCGGCGAACCTCGACCACCGCCGAGGTCGGCGATGACCACGCCCGTAACCCGAGCTCGACCCCGTCGGACAGGTCAGCGGCGGACTGGATCCACACGGTGTCGAAATCGACGGTCGCCATCAGGCGGCCCTCATCTGCGTGCGCAGCACACGGGCGAATGCCTCGGCGGCCAACCGGCCGAACTCGGCGGGATCACCCATGCCACCGCCCGACGAGGTCACGTTGCCGCCCGAGGACCCCATCGTGATCACCTCCGGGCCACGCTCGCCCACGACGTAGGTGGAGCCGGGGTGGACCGGGCCACCATCTGCACGAGCATTAACCGCGGCGGTTGTCGACGAGACGCGAGTGTCGATCTGGAGGAGTGCCAGCCGAGTCCGCGCAAGCCGGGCGAAGGTCGCCTCAGCGTCGTCGACGCTCTCCCAGTCGATCTCGGCGATGATCTCGGTTATCTCCTCATCGGGGAGCCCGAGCACTTCCTTGCCGTACTCGCCCACCATTATCTTCGTGTTGTTGATCTCGGTCTGATAATCCCTCGCCGCCTGCTCAGCATTAGCAGACCCAGACACGGCGGCGGCGAAGGCAGTCTCGCCGGCGACGCGCAGGTCATCCCACTGTGTCTCCAGATCGATCCACGACTGGTCCTTGTCGATCGACTCCATCAACAAGTCATAGGAGGAGCGCAGCCCGTCGAAGAAGGCGTCCGCATCCTCTGCACGCTGCCCGACCGTGTCCAGAGCGCCCGCCATGTCGCCCAACTTCGGGGCAGCATTCGCCGCCTTGTCCCCCATGTCGGCAAGCGCCGGGGCCAACCCCACCTTCACTAGCTCGGCATGCGTTTTGAGCGACTGGTTGTAGGTGTCCTGGTACGAGGTGGCGGCACCCATCACGCTCATGTAGGTGCCGCCGTCGACGCCAGAGTTCTTGAGCGCATCGCTCAACTTCTGCACGCCCTCTTGGCCACCCATGACGGCGCTAGTGAACACGTCGACCGACAGTCCTGCCTCGGCGAGCGCGCCGAGGGCGTCGCCGCCGAACATGCGGTTCATGTGCCACTCGATCTTGCCCGCCTCGGCAAGCCGATCACGGAAGTCGGCGGCGACGCTCTCACCCTCCTTGAGCGAATCGACAAACTCGTCGACCTGATCCTTGCGCCACGCCTTGACCTCGGCCACTTCCTTCATGTACTTCTTCACCAGCTCCAAGGCGACGACGACCCCCGCCATCGGCCCCGCCATCTGAGCCATTTTCCCCAACTGAATGTTGCCCTCGGCCGCATATTCGGCGAACTGACCAATGGCCATGTTCAGCGGACCCATCGCCCCAGACACGCCCGGGATCTCCTGCATGGCGTTCCCGGTGAAGTTCGCCATCACCGAGCGAGAGTTGTCGGTCGTCTTGGTGACATCTTGCATCGACTTGTCGATGCCTTGCGCGGCCCCAGAGACGGCATCGAGCCGCTTCACCCCATCGGCCAGCTTGTCGATGTTGCGGTCGACGTCGGCAACAGAGAGCCCGGCATCCTGAAACTTGCGCGCCATGTCGTCAAGACCAGACTGGCCCAACTTGGCAGACAGGTCCGGGCCGAGAGCGTTGCCGAGCCTGTCGGCTATCAGCCGGGTGTCCTCAAGGTCTCCCTCGATCTTGTCGGCGGCGACGTGCAACGCCGCAGCCAACAGCGCACCCGAATCAGCAGCCTCGTCAAGCTTGTCGCCCAACTTGTCCGACAGCTCGGCGGCGTCCTTCAGCCCCGCCGTCTTCGCCAAGAAGTCAAGGGTGAACTTCATCTGCTTGTCAGCCAAGGATCTCACCCACCTTGTCCAGAATGAAGTCGGGCAACAGCTCGTCGACCGTCGATTGCATCAACTCGGTCGCATCGGTCCAGGTGCCCTTACCGCGGGTGCGACCGGTGGACATCGGAGCCTTGTTACTGAAGGTTCGCGGTCCCCACGGAGTGCGCAGCGTCCTATTGAACGCCATCCCGCGCCGACCGCCTTTCCCCTTGGGCACCTTGCCCGGCTTGCGGCCGGACTCCAGGACCCGGGTCGGGCCCCCCGCCCTCGGGGTTGGGCGGACCACCATCGCCCCGCCCTCCAGGTCGTAGCGGGCGCCGAAGCGGGCCTTCGGCCACCCGGACAGAACCAGGTCTCCGCCGGCGTCCGCCTTGACGGCCTTCTCGAAATCCTTCTTGGCCGGAACGCCGAGCCTCGACAACATCGCCTCACGCCCCTTCTGGTCGAACTGGCGCGCAACCAACAACAGATCGGCAGACAGCTTCGACAGATCAGCCGGCGTCGACACGGGCGTCAGGCAGTCAGTCTGATGAACTGGCCGGTCGTCGGCCATGTGTACTGCATCACGACCAGGTTGCCGACCTGCACCTGCATCGGCTTGTAATCGTTGATGTAGACGGCACCGACGAACGACGGGTTCGACGTCCCCCGGGCGGCCGAGGTGGGCTTCACGTCGAAGTAGGTCAACGACTGGGCGGCAAACAAGGTGTACAGCTTGTCGTCGAGGAGGCCGGTGGCGAAGTCGTTGAGCAACGTCAACGTCAAGGCACCATCCTTCACACCGGCGTAGCGGACCTTGAAGCCGGCAGACCCGAACGTCTCACCGTCCTTCTGCTCGGAGGACATCGGCACCTCAACCGACTGGCAGTACGAGGTGACATCGATGTAGGTGCCGGACCCGGAGTTGATCGTCCCCGACGGCGTCGCCGCCGCACCGGGGGCGGTGCCGGTCCAGGCGGTGCCGAGCAAAATGGTTGAGGTAGTGGCAACGGAAATGGCCATGAGTGGTTACTCCTTGGGCTTGCGGGGGGTGGTGGTGGGCTTGGGCTTGTCTGCGGTGAACAGATCGGGGCGGGCAGTGATCATCGGATGATCGGCAGGCACCGACACGGCGGGCGTGAACGACTCACCGAAATGGGAGAACGCAACGGTCGGCCACATCAGACGATCCCGAAGTAGCAGGCAAACGAGAACGTCACCGAGGCAATCGTCGCCGTCACCCGCCAATAGGTTTCCGTCGACAAGTCGCCGGCAACCGACAACAGTTGGGTGCTGATCGCCGAAGTCGTAGCGAACGTGATCCGGTCGGTGGCCGACGTGAAACCCGAGTTGTCGTCGGACTGGACCTTGACGACAAGGTTCGTCCCGGCAGCCTCCGTCACCTGCAACAACGCATACAACGACTGGCCGGACCCGGGGCCAGTGAGGGCGACAGCGGTGCCCGTCAGCCCCGAAGTCGTCCTCGACGCCAACGGGGCACCCACCTTGCCCGACAGAACAAACGCGCCCGTCGACTGGAGCTCGACCCCGAACGGGGCCAGCTCCCCAACCGACGAACCCGCCGTAGAGATCGAAGACAACCGGCCAGAACCGAACTGGCACCAGTCGCCGGCGGCGACGTCATAACCACTTGAAGGCAACGCAATCGACACCGCCTTCGACAACCCCAGATCGGCAGGCGTCAACAAGGCAGACACCCCGACGAGTTCCTCGTGGTCGGCATACCCGTCGAGCTTCCACGACCCGTCACGCACACCAGGCATGCGGCGCATAAACCCGCGGTCACCGAACGTGCGGCGCTCCTTCAACTCGAACGAACCGGGGGCGTCACCTATCGTGCCAACCCACCCCGAAACGTCGAACGTGTCGACAATGACCTGCGCGGCCGTAACAACACGAGGGGCCATCAGCCTCTCCTCTCAAAGATCGTGATCCCGAACACGGCAACCAGCTCGTCGCCCCGGTCGGTCATCTCCTCACGTGGGGCCGACACCTCACGGGCGAGCCCGTGATGGATCAGCCCACCGAACGTCGGGTCGGCACGCAACAGGTCGAAGATCGCCACAGCGTTGTCAGTCCCGAGCAACTGGTACATGTGCCGGTAGGCAGGCTCCAGACCACCCGCCGTCGACAAGCGCACCTCAAGATCGAACGACACCTCGGCGATACCCGTCGCACCGAAGGTGCGGTCGTAGGTGATGAACGGCGACACGGGGATAATCGTCAAAGCATCGAGGGCGTACGCCCGATCAGGGAAGGCGTAGACGTTCAGACCGGTTGGCGACAGCTGGGCGGCGATCGCCTCGACCATCGCCGTCGGGTCGATCATGCGACACCGGCCCAGGACTCGAACCGACGCAACGGCTCGAGCAGTGAAGCAATCTGGCGGTTCTCCCGCAGACGCACCGCCCCGAACTCGCCGAACGAAGCGATATCGCCCCGCAGTTCGCGAGCAAGCATCAGGTCCTTGGCGAGCATCTTGCACGCCTCGATGGCCCCCGCCGGCTGAGCGGCCCACCCCCAGGCGGCGGTGACCGTCACCGTTGCCAGCACGTCATCGGTGATCCAGTAGGCGTTGTAGCGGGCGAGCTGGGTGTAGGGCACGGTGCGGCCCACCTCGTCGCGGTTGTTCAGCGGCTCGGCGACGAAGTCGACGTTGACCGTGAGTGTCGCCCCGTCCTCGACGACGCTCGTGATCGTCGTGCAGTCGTTGATCGACAGGCGCCGTGAATGCGGCTCGGGGCGGAAGGTGCGCGCCGAGGATGTTGAGGCCACAGCGAAGTCACGGCCGCAATGCGAATAGATCGCCTGGTGCGCCGCGGCCAAGGCGTTCGCCGCCCTGTCCTGTGACACCGCCCCGGCCACATCAGGCAGGACATAGGCGATGAACTCGGCATCGGAGACAAGAGCCATCAGTGAGCCTTCGGGCGCCCACGAGGCTTAGGAGCGGCAGGCACCACCCGCTCCGGTGGTGCGTCGGTGGTCGACTCGACCCCGACCCCGAAGCGGGCCAACTCAGCGTCAACCTGCGCTACACGACCAAGCAAGCCACGACGGGCGTAGCCTTCGCGCTCTGTCAACAGTGCATCGACACGAGACATGAAACCTCCTTGAGGTGGATGAGTGGGACACCCGGAGTCGAACCGGGCGGCGCCGCATGTTGCGCGGCGCCTCCACCTCTGGCGTCCCTGCCGACTAGAAGGTCGGCGTGACCAGGCCTGTGCCGTTGATCCGGGCGTGGGCGCTCGTGTAGCGGGACACCGTGTAGGCAAAGTCCTTGTAGGCGACGAACAGGACGCCAAGACTGGCGGCGTTGGTCTGCTCGGCACGGATGAACACCACCGGGTCCTCCCACAGGTGAACTTCCTCGGCGGTCACCGCGTAGATGGCGTCCTCGTTGGTGCCTGCGCCAAGGTTGGTGGCGATGTTGGCGTCTACGATCACCGGCAGACCGGCGAGGAACCCGGAGGCGCCCTTGCCGTACTCGGTGGTGTTCACGGACCCGCCAGACTGGGGACCTGCGCCGACCAAGTTCACGAACGGGAAGTTCGTCCCCACGTTCGACGCCAACCACCAGAACCGGCGAGGATGCATCACCAGATGGGACACGCCGCCGTAGTAGCCGGTCTGCACCTGCTGGATGGCGTCGAACAGCTTCGGCCACAACTCGGCCGCCGTGGGGCTGGCGTCGGTGTAGGCGATGTCCAGGTTCGCGTCGGTCACCGCGTTCAGGCCGGTGGTGGCCTGGGTGATCATCGTCGAATCGAGGTTCGTGTCGATCGCCCCGAGCAGGTCGCCGAGCACCACCGATTCGATGCCGGACCCACGGTTGAGGGCCTGCACGCTCACTGTCTGCTGACCGGCCGACGTGAGCACGTCCATCGTCAACAGGGTGTCATCCATGTTCGTTTCGGAGGCGGCGTTGTTCTGGGTCTGCAACGCGGCCGAGGTGGCGGTCGTCAACTTGGAGATGCTGACGGTCA